GTTCGGGGATGAGTGGCATTACCCGCTCGACGGTAAGGCCGTCGAAGAAAACCACAAGTTCACCTACCTTCGCCGAGTGGTCGAGGCAGTCCAGGCCGCGCTGCGCCAGGAACAGCAGCAGGAGGCAGCATGAAGCGCATCTACCTCAGCGGCCCCATGACCGGCCTGCCCGACCTCAACTTCGCCGCCTTCCACGCAATGACCACCAACCTGCGCGCCGGCGGCCACACCGTCACCAACCCCGCCGAGATCAACCCCGACGGCGGCACCTGGAACGACTGCATGCGCCGCGACATTGCCGCCCTGATGGATTGCGACACCGTGGCCACTCTGCCTGGCTGGGAGCATTCAAAGGGTGCTCGCCTGGAAGTCCTGATCGCCGAACGCCTCGGCATGACGGTTGTGAATGCCCATGATCTGGTAACGAGGGAGGCTGTATGAGCGAAGTGAAGCGGTACTGGCTTAAAGAAGACGGTGGGCTGTTCGGATGCAACCCGGCGTGGGAGCCGAAAGACGATGAGATGGTGATGTGGCCGGACTTCAAGCGTGTACACGATGAGTGCAACGCCCTGCAACGGATGCTCAATCAGCGCGACGAACAGATCGAAACTTTGAAGCTGCAGTCCCGGGGCGATCCGGTAGCCACCCCAATCGATTACGGATCGCTCGACGCAGTAAAGCGCCTGGCTTTGTGCCGGGGTGAGGTGCCCGCGCCGGTAGCGGTGGTTCTTCCTGAGCGCCTGGACATGACCGACGGCCTGCACAGCTACGAGTACGTCACCGGCCACAACGCGGCTATCGACAAGATGCTGAACGCCAAATCCCGATAGGAGTACATCCGTACTCCACCCGCAAAACCTGTAACCCCTCCCCCTTCAAAGTCAGCCGCTATAGCGGCAAGGACGAGTGTGCCCGTGAGCATCATCGACGACGTAATGACCGACAAGATCACCCTGCACGGCCTGGGCTTTGTGCAGGTCCAGCTGGAAGGCAATCAGCGCCTGCACGTTTGGCACCCTGAACTGCCCCGGCGCGCCTGCTTTGCTCAATCTGCGATCCACGACCACCGCTTCAACTTCATGTCGCGGGTCTTGGTGGGCACGCAGATCAATCACTGCTTCGATATTCGGCGGTGTGACGATGGCGAATACACCCTTTACCTGCATGAGGGCGCGCGAACCCCAGGCGGCGGCAGGCCTTGGACACCAGACGGCCGGGCCGACATGGTTCCGGATGGAGTATTCGAGGTAGAAGCGGGTAACGGCTACACCACCCAGGCCTACCACTACCACCGCACCGAGCCAGGCGGTGATGGCCGGGTGGCGACGATCATGAAAAAGAGAGGCGAGTACCCGGCCGGCGCCCACTCAACCTGCATATATGGCGTTCAGCCGGACACAGACTTCGACCGCTACCAGTGGTCGCCGGCGCAGCTCTGGGAAATTGTCGCCGACGTGATGCTCGGTCAGCGGGTGACGCCATGATCGCCCCCCTCTGGTTCGCCTACGTCTTCATCTACAAGGGGCCGAGGCCATGAAACAGCATCGCGTTTTGATCGGCGACTGCATTGAGTCGATGCGGACGCTGCCAGACAAGTCGGTTCAGATGTGCGTCACCAGCCCGCCCTACTATGGGCTGCGGGATTACGGCGTCGACGGCCAGATCGGCCTGGAGGAAACGCCGGCTGAATTCATCGCTCGACTGGTTGAGGTTTTCCGCGAGGTGCGTCGAGTACTCCGCGACGACGGTACCGCCTGGGTGAATATGGGTGACAGCTATGCCAGCAAGCCCAACGGGCCAATAGGGCTTGGAGGACATAATACCGACGCGCCGCATGTGGCAGTGCGTACCGCCAACGCCAGACGATCCAGCCAAATCCCCATGGGGTTCAAACACAAGGACCTGATGGGAATGCCTTGGCGACTGGCCTTCGCCCTACAGGATGACGGATGGTACCTTCGGCAAGACATCATCTGGCACAAGCCAAACCCCATGCCGGAATCAACGCGCGACCGCTGCACAAAGGCCCACGAATACATCTTCTTGCTCAGCAAGTCGCGCCGGTACCACTGCGATATGACCGCGATCCGCGAGCCTGCGATATATGGCGCAACACCCAGCGGGGTCGGCTTCGGCCATGGCTTCGATGCGGTAACCAAGCCGCGGGCGCCGGTACCGACCGGCTGGGACACATCAACCGGCGACGGTGGGCACGGTGCTTTCCACAAAGACGGCGCAGAGCGGGCACGGCGGGACAGCTTCAAGCGTGAAGGTTCGAGGCGAGAGCAAGCCATACCGGGCCAAACAGTCGGCACGCATCGACCTGACCGCGAGGAAAGTTCGTGGGATGTGGCTACCCGCAATAAGCGCAGTGTCTGGACTGTTGCAACGCACGCCTTCAAAGAGGCCCACTTCGCAACCTTCCCGCCCGACCTGATCCGCCCGTGCATCCTTGCCGGAGCGCCACTCGGCGGCGTCGTGCTTGACCCTTTCGGCGGGGCCGGCACTACGGCGGTGGTCGCCATGCAGGAAGGGCGAAAATCGATCCTGTGCGAACTGAACCCGGAATATGCCGCAATGGCTGAACGCCGAATAGCGGCAGCCTGGCTCGACGGCGCGGCGCAGATGGATGTCTTCCGCGACACAGTGCAACACCCAGCAGCCTAACCCCAATCCCCCTACATGCCTGCCGGTGAGCGGCGGGCGAGGTATTCGCTATGCCTGAAATAAAGTGTCACCACGGTTGTTCAATGAGTATCGGCACAGATGATTGGGTGGCAGCCCTGACCCTGGACCAAATGAAATACGCCCGCGACCAGATGGCCGAGAAGATCAAGGCCGCCGAGGCGCAACCCAAACGCACCGTATGGCGAGTCAGCAACGGCAGCATCTGCGAGGGCAACTACCGCGAAGAGGATTTCGAAAACGCCGCTGATCACATGCTTCGGATTTTCAAGGGCAAGTTTATGGAGGAGGCGCCAGGCTGGATTGAAAAGCCATACGGGTACCTGACCTTCGAGCGTCAGCTCCCCAGCCTGACCCCGGAATTGGTGACCCAGTTCGAATACGACACTGAGTGGTTCCCAGTCAAACCCTAACCCACCTTCTGCCGCCCAGCGCGGCAAGGACACCCCATGTTCGCAACAAAACTCACCCTGATCATGCTGGGCCTGGTGCTGTACGTTTCAGCCAGCATCTGCTGGTTCTTCTGGATTGGCCCCGGCCTGCTCATGGATGGCGAGACGGCCGACCTCATTGGCACCTTCGCCGGCACCTGCACCTGGTTGCTGATCACCTTCGGCCTGGTTATTCACATCATCAAGACAGCGCGGCCCACGGCGGGCGGCGGGAGGTAGTTATGTTTTTAACAGCAGAGGAAGTTGCCGACCTGACCGGATACAAAAAACCAGGGGCACAGATAAAGTGGCTGACCGCCGAACGATACGGGTTCGCGGTAGGTGGTGATGGGCACCCAAAGGTGCTGCGCCAGGTTGTCATCGGGCGGCTGGGTGGTATTCAATCAAGGAAGGGGCCGGAGTTGCGGCTGTGCTGAGGTGAGATAGATGCGACCGCGCAAGAAGGACCGGCACCTGCCGGCGTGCATGTACCAGAAGCACGGCGCGTACTACCTGGTCCGCAAGGGCAAGTGGTTGCGCCTCGGCACCGAGTTTCAGGCGTCTCTCGCCGAATACGCAATGCTGCTGGACAAGCGCAGCCTGGGCGGGATGCCTAAACTGATCGACGACGCGCTCGAGCACATGCGCACCAGGACTAAACCGGCGCTGAAGCCGAACACACTCAAGCAATATGAGGCGGCTGCCGAGCGATTGAAGGAAAACTTTGCCGACTTCGAGCCGCGCGAGGTGCTTCAGCGGCACGTCGTCGCCCTCAAGCTGCACATGGCGGATACGCCTAACATGTCGAACCGGGTGATCTCGGTGCTGCGTGCGGTGTTTACTTACGCCCTGGAGCAGCAGATCGTTGATTCGAATCCGTGCATCGGCGTGCGGCGGCACCTGGAGCACAAGCGCGACAGGTACATCACCCACGGCGAGTTCCAGGCGATCTGCGCCAACTCAAGCGACAACATGCGCGTCATCTACGAGATGTGCTACCTGACCGGCCAGCGTATCGGTGACGTGCTGGCCATCCGGTTGGCCGACATCAGCCCAGAGGGCATCGCCTTCAAACAGGAGAAGACGAACGCGAGGCTGCTGGTGCAGATGACGCCAGACCTGGAGGACCTAGTAGCCCGGGCAAAGGCGCTTCCACGGAAGGTCCGCGGTCTCACGTTGTTCTGCTCGCCGCGCGGCGGAAAGCCGGTGCACTACAGCTCGGTGAAGGACGCGTTCGCTATCAGCTGCGGAAAGGCCGGCGTAGAGGATGCAAGCCTCCATGACCTGCGCGCCAAGTCGCTTTCCGACACAGATGACCAGGGCAATGACGCACAGAAGCTCGGTGGCCACACCGACGCCAAGATGACGCAACGTTATCTCCGCCTGCGCAAAATCAACGTGGGCCTGCCGCCAACAATGCCTAAAAAATCCCTGTAGTATTAGACAGATGTGAATTGTCAAATAGACAGGTAGAGCCGAAAGCCCCGTATGACAGACCTTTCAAGCCACACTCCAATGATGCAGCAGTACTGGCGCCTCAAAAACCAGCACCCTGATCAGTTGATGTTCTATCGCATGGGCGACTTCTACGAG